CCGTCGCCATGCATTCGGTTTGAGCTTCTCAATGCGCCGGGCGAGTTCCCGGCGCCGCGCCTCGATGTCGCGCGCGTCCCGCCACCGAAACAGATCGACTGGTTCGGATACGGCGGGACGGGGCACGTTATTTGCCCTGCAAAATGCTGTTGAGTTTTGCGTCCGCCTTCCGCTTCCATGCGGAGAGCAGATTGTCGGTGCCGCCGGTGCAACTCACCGCAACGCCCGCGATCTTCAGCTTCTCTGGATCGCCCTTGGAATAGCTGCCGCCGAACTCTGTAAGTAGATGCCCCAACTTCCACCGTGCGGCCATGCGGGCACTCTGGTTTTCCTCCAGCCATTGCGCCGCGCGGAAGAGCGGATCGGCGAGCAGGTTTACGCTCATCACGCACCTGCCTTGGCGAGATCGATCGTCACTGCCTGCCATGGATCAGTGATCCGCTTGCGTTCATGAAACCGGACATACTGCTTTGAACCGGTCACGCGCATTGCGTCGCGGATCGCTTCCATTGCTTTGAGCCAGCGCTCGTCCTCGATCTGCATCCTCAGCAGCATGAAGATCTCGGAGCGGTTGATCTGGCCTTCCTTATCGGTGTTGAAGGCGCGGGTGACGATAGCGCGGATCTCCGGCCGGCTCTCCGCCGACCACTCGTTAAGGCATTCGTCGATCAGGGTCTTGGCCACCTGCAACTGCGGCCCGAAGTCGACAAAGTCCGCGACCGAGACCGTGACCTTCATCAGACCGTCGAACGTCTGATAGGTGCGGTTGCCCTTCTTGCCGCCTTTCTTCGTGCCGTACTCCTGCTCGAGCAGCGCATCGAATTCGCCGAGGTCTGTCATGGTGTGGCCGCGGAACCGGGCGATCTGGGCCGAAAGGTCGCGGGCGAAACCCATGATCTTGCGCACGGTCTCGTCTTCGAGCTTGTCGGCCGGTTTCACCAATTCAAGCGGCACCAGAGCGCCCCTTGCGTCGGCCATCCAAGGCTCGCCGTTGACCATCGTGATGCCCTCCTCGGGGCGCTCTTCGAGAACGATTGCTTCGGTCATGTTCATGTCCTTTGTTTCGGAGTGACGTGATTGCAGACGGCGATCGCCGCCTTTTCGAATTTCTGTCGGGCGAGGTTTTCGCCCGCGCTGTGCCGCTCCTGCTCAAGATGCCAGCGGGCCTTGAGCAGGAGTTCGAGCAACTCATTGAGAGCATTGTCCTTGCCCACAAGAACGGCTTCGGCCACGCGAACCGTCTCCTTCTTGCGGGGTGTTTTCGGTTGCTCGGCCGGTTCGGCCAGCATCATCGCCGCCAGCCGCCGGTTCGCGTCGTCGAGCTGCTGGTCGTAGATCAGCAGTGCCGCCGCCAATTCACGAACACGGTCGATCGACAGATCGACGGCGGTCCGCCGGTTCGCGACAAGCGCCGCGGCCAGGTCAACAGCGTTGACCTGATCCCGAGACCCTGTGTCCTTCTTCGCGGCGGCGCTCACGCGGCGTCTCCGCCGCCCGAATTGTTGCCGCCGGATGGCCTGAGCCGTTCGCGGCGAACGCCGGTAAACAGGATGACATTGTCGGCCGGAGCGGCTTGAGGCTCGACCGGACGTTCGCGCCTGGCGAGGTCGTTCCATCGGTACCGGGACAGGTCGTTTTCCATGGCGATTGCTAGGCGCGCGAGTTCGTCCAGGTGTTCGACAAGGCCGATGACTTCGTCGGCCGTAAACGTCTTGCCGCCGTGGGCGTGCCCCTTCAGCACATCCCGGGTGCCCTTCAGGTGGTCGGAGAGAAACTCGCTCATGACCGCTTTCCTTTCGTGAAATCCGGATAGACGACGGGAGTCTCGGACGCGCCTTCGAGCAGGCCGTCCTGCATCACTTCGAGGGTCAGATCGCCCAGGATGCCCCCGACGGCCTGGTCCTGTTCGAGGATGCGATGGATGCCGAGCTCGTCTTCCAAAAGGGCAATCTTTTGCCGGATGGCATTGAGCCGCTTGATCAGCGTTCGAGCCTTGTCAGGGTCGAGCCGAAGGCCTTCCTCATCAGTGTTGTCGGCGATCAGCTTGGCCATCAATTCGAACTCGCCGCTGATCGGAGAGGTTCTTGCAACTGCCGCTGCCATCACATGCCCTCCACGTCGCGGTTGGCCCACGCAGCCCGGATTATGTCGGCGTCGACCGGCTTGCCGGCCCCTGCGGCGCGCATGCCGGCAAGCTTGAGCGTCTTGTCAATCTGCCCGAGCGCGCCGGGCTTCATCCCGATTCCGGTGAGCACCTTGCGGGCGTCCGGATCGGCTATGTTCCAGGCGTCCAGAAGTGCGTTGATGTCCTCTGGTCGAGGTTTGGCAAGCTTGAGTCGCTTGCCGATCCTGCGCCTGATCTGGGCGTAGGACGGCCCGTCAGTGCTGCGGGTGAAGCGTGAATAGATTTCGTCGTTGCCGACCAGGGCGACACCGCAGGAATAGAGATCGACAAAGTGCCGGAGCTGATCGACCGCGTTGTCGATCAGGTTCTGCGCCTCATCAACAATCAGCATTGATCCGGAGCCGTTGTTCAAGAGCCGCTTCCCGATCGCGCGGACCAGCTTGGCGGGATTGTGCTGCGTGATGTTGAGCGCGTCCGCCAGTTCGACCAGCATGCCGTGCACCGTCTTGGTGTGCGGCGATATGGTGACCATGTGAACATTCGGCCTGGTGCTGGCGAACTGCCTGCAGGCGGCGGTCTTGCCCGTTCCTGCTGCGGCCGTGATCGTCACCAGATCGTTCATCATCTGGGCGTAGATCAGGGTTTCGGTGATCTCATGCGCGGTCCGGGTCAGGATGAAGCCCGGGCTTACCGGAACCGTGGCCGCGAGCCCCGACATCTCTTCGACCGAATCGAGCCAACGCTTGACCTTGTCGTTCTGAGGTTCAAGACGGCCGTCATACTTGCCCGAATACCAGGCGCTGAAGGTGCCCTCGGCCATCCCGATCCGGCTTGCGACCTCCACCTTTGTCCAGCCGTTGAGCCGGCCGATGTCAGCAACATCGGCGGTTAGTCCTTTCCAGGCTTCGAGATCCGCCTCCGAGCGGCCGGGCCGGTTGCCGGTTATATCGGGCGTTTGTGCGGGTGGCGCCCATGTGCTGGCCAAGGTGTTGGCTTGAGGCAATGTTGCAATTGCTGCATTCGTCATCTAGGGTTTCCTCGTTATGTTGATTTGGGCGGGGTTTTTCCCGCCCGTTTTTTTGGGCCTTACCCACCACTCATCGGCCCGCCTTCTCCCCACCGCTCGCGGGGAATTCGATTACGTTCTCTTCAAGCATCCGGAGCGCGCGGCTGAAGTCGGCTTCGGCCTCTTCATCCCATTCCGCATTCGGTTGCTTGGCAGGCCGCACACCGCCATTGGCGACCTTCTTGAATTTTGGAGGTTCGGGTTTAGGGTCCGGCACCGCCTTGCCGGCTCCGTAGATCTCGGCGAGCGCGTCAGGAGATAGTTCGGCATGAAGCCGCGCACTCTCGCGCACCGCCTTGGTGAGCGCGTTTCGCTTGGAAGCGTGATCGCGCGCTGCGCCGGTGTCGAAGAACCCGGCGTCGTCGAGGCAGTCGGCGACACAGATCAGGTTGTCGCGATCATCGTAGACGCGGATCGGCAGGTGCAGGTTGTCCGGATCGAACCGGACAGTGACATGATTGCCTGCGATCGCGCCGAGTTCGACGCTCCAATAACGATTGCCGAAGATCTCGATCTCTCCCGAGCCCTTCTTGGTCCGGATCCTTTCGGCTGCGAGCAGCCAAAGCGCCCGCTGCGCTTCGGTCGGCCAGCGCACAAGTGTCGTCGGTTGATTGAGAGATGCGCTGAATGTCTCGTCGAAGGAACGGCCGTCGGCATTCCCGCCGCGGCGCCCTGGTCGGGCATTGTGTTCGGCAATCATCCGGTCCACATGGACCTTGAAATCCGCAAACGGGATCGCCCTTGAAGCGTAGTTTTCGGGTTTGGCGTCCGGCGTGTTGCCGGTATAGGCGCCCGCGCAGAACGGATGCTTGGCGATGTCCTCGGCGAGGTCACGGAAGGCGCGCTCGATCGGTTTGGATTGGCCCGAATAGGGCGTCGCCCAAATGATCTCGGTGCCGAGCGTTGTCAGCAGGCCCTGCGGATCCTCGTCGCGCACCTTGAAACGGTATCGGTTTGGCGCGCCGCCGGTGATCCATTTCGAGGCGAAGGCACGGCCGTTATCCAGGAGGAATTTTTCAGGAATGCCGTGCCGGCTGACCATGTCGCCAATGACGAGGCGGACGGTGTCCTTGTTTTCGGAAGGCGACAATCGCCAGGCAACCATCTTGCCGGAATAGAGATCCTGCAGAGCGAGCAGGATCACGCGGGTCGGCTTGTCCTGTCCGGGCAGCCTAACAAAGACGTCGAACTTGTGACCGTCCATATTGACCGCTTCCATGGAGTGAAGCATTGATCGGTCCCGGCGCTGTGCCGGATAGAGGTTCTTGACCTGATCGCGTTTCTTGCGCGCGGCCACCATGACAGGCTTCGGGACTTCGGCTTCGAGCCGCCTGCGAAGCGCGCGTTCGGTCGGAACCGGCGACCAACCTTGACCCTCCGCCGCCGTTTTCATGCGCCGGTAGCAGGCGGAGAAAGCGGGCGCCTCGGGCCTTAGATAATCACTCTTGAGCGCCGCCCATGCATGCGGGTCGCATTCCGTAAACTTGGCGGTCGGCTGGTACTGATCGGCGAGCGCTGCCAGCCAATCCTGACGCTCGATCCCCTTGATGCGGCCGCGCCAGTTCCGGACGGCGCGTGGACTGGCGCCGTGCTGCTTGGCGGCGCATGAAACGGCGGCGGTCTCGCTCATGCCGTCGGCAATCAGGGAGGCAACGCTGCAGACAGCCTTCAATCGGAGTTCGCATACGGCTTTGCGTTCCTTCGAGAGTGTCTCGTAACCGGCCCAGAGCCCGGCCCTGGCATCCTCTGCCGGATCGCGGCCGTCATTGGCCGGCGCGCCATGCGCCATCATCAATCGCGCCTGTGTTGCCTGCGGCAAGAGCGAGTAGTGATACTCCCATCCGCCGCCGCGCCCGGGCCGCTTTCTGGCTTTGCCTTCCTGGTGCTTCCATCCGGCGTTTGCCGCTGCCTTCCGTGCCGCCTCGTGGGTGATCCCCATCGCGTCGGAGACTTCTGCAAGGGTGTAAAACTGCTTCATGTCTGCGGCGTCCTTCGAGCGGCAACCATCGCGCGGATGTCGGCTTCGTTGTCCTGAAGGAATGCGAGGCTCGCCCGCACCGCCCGCATGCGTCCGATCAGCATCTCGGCCTCGGCCTGCCGCATCTTTCCGCGCCGGATCTGCTCAGGGTAAACGCGCTCCCGGAGCGAGATTTCGCGATCAACTTCCGCGATCTGCCCAATCAGCGACACCTTCATGGGCGCCGCCTCCAGCTCTTGGGCTCGATTGGCCGGGCGCGAAGCTTCCTCAGCTTTGCGTCGATCTGGCGCTTCTCCTGGTGAAGCAGCGCGATCTCGGCGAGCTTGGCTTCGGAGCCTTCCAGAACTGTCATTCCGGCCTTGGCGACCACGACGTCGAACAGCCACTTGGCGTTGGTCGCGTGAACGAAGGCGGAGAAGCGCAGCAAGCTGATGTCGTGGCTGTCCTTGCTTTCGGCCGTGTAGGCATCGAGCGTGGTTTTCGACAGGTTCGGCAGGCCGAGATACTGCGCCATGCGCAGCGCAATCGTGTGCCGGTCATAGCCGCTTTCACGGATGGCACGGCTCATGGCCCGCTTGATCTCGGAGCGGAACCGATCG